ATTATTAGGTACTTCTTCAAATACAGTTTCTTGGGCTAAATATGGAACTTCAGTCCATGTATTACCTTCTGAATCTACTATAGATTGAATACCTATTATATTAGTATCATCTAATGATAATGTCTTAAAACGTTCTGCACCCGCTATAGTAAAAGTAGTTGTTTTTAGTTCAGCACTAATAGCTTTAGTTTTCTTTTTTAAAAGAAAATATTCAGGTTGGGTACCATTTAAAGAATATACAGTCTGTTCAGTAGGATCGGCAGATGAAGAAAAAGCAAAATCTACAGCATCTTGAATTATATAACGGTTATTAGTACTATTATTAGGTAAAAAATCAGAGTTAGCTTCTATTCTATAAGCATAATCAAAATCTGGATCTCCATTACTAGTAGCAGGAATTTGTTGGAATAATTCTAAATCTACAACAGCTGGACTAGTAACAGTAGGTACATATCCTAGATTATATGCTAAGGCATATAAATTTTCTCTTTCTTGGGCATATTGTAAAAATACTTCTTGAATCTGGGCATCTGTATAAAATGAAAGAACATCTCCTACATAGGAAGCCATTTCAATAAACATAGTTCCTGGGCTACCTTCTGTAAAATCATTAAGTAAATCAGGGTAATATATTTCTGCCATATTGATTAAAGCTGATTTAAAATCGCTAAAATCCTTATCTAAGTACCTTACAGGTTTATTATTGTCTTTTGCTGTTGAGTATGCCATTATACTTCGTTATTAAAGTTATCGTTAGTAAAACTTAAAGTAACTGAATCTTCTTCATCATTATTATTTAAACTATAATTAACTGTCATGTTGAGAATATGACCTTGTAATCCACTGTCTCTAAGAGCTATGTTTTTTATAGTAATTTCAGGGACGTATTGCTCAACTTGGGGAGTAACTATTTCTCTCAATTCTTCCCCTGCTATAGGGGTATTTTGTTGGAAAAGTCTGTTTTTTAAACCTGCACCAAAATTGGGGTGGTGTAATCTTTCTCCAGGTGATGTTAATAATACATTTATCAATTTTGATTTAGCATGAGCCCTAGTAGTATAATCTAAATCAAATATCTTTTTTTTATTAAAAGGTAAACGTATCCCCACTGCGACTTTTTCATCAATGTCAACAGGGTCTATTTTAATAGGTTTACGTAATTTAATAGCCATTAGGGTCTAAAATCTTTTTTCTTGTCAATAGCTTCCATAAGCTGAGAATAATCCTTATTTAAAAACTGGTTTACAGGATCGTTAGTATTAAATGTTTCTTCAGCCGTTGGGGCCATAGCAGTTTCGGATAGTAAGGAATTTAAAGTATCGTTCCCTGTAGAAAAATTAGGGGGAGGCATTTGGGCTTTAATTTTAGATCTAAATTCTTCTTTTAGTGAATTATCTTCTATTTTTTCTTGTACTATAGGCTTAGATGTAGATAATTCTTCTTTTAATACAGCCATTTCTCGCCTTAAGGCATAATCAATTTCTTCGCGTACAACTTTTCTAATAATTTTTTCGAAAGCACTTAATTTCATCGCTATTAGTTTTTAATAAATATAAGTTATTTTAATTTATTGTAGTTTCTATTGTATCTGATCTATATAATTCGGTTCCAGGTCCGTCTTCCCTAGTTTCAATTTGAATTTTACGTGTTCCTGGGTATATTAAATCCGTTATTACTGTAGATAAATTATTAGGATCAGATAGGTATTCTTCTAATGTAGTACCAGACAATAATGAGTTTTCATTTCCATCACCTGTAGTAGTATCTTGTAGTTCTGGTAAGTTTAATCCTAAAATAAAATTAGTCCATATAGTATTAATTTGTTCTAATAATAGGGTTAATTGATCTATTACTGATTGGGTATTTAAAATACCTATATTTATAGGATCCGCTAGTAAATTTATTTCTTTATCAAAGAAGTTTTTGAATGTAGGTAAAGAATTACTAATATCACTAAATTTTTGGATATTATCCTTAGCCATTTTTTTAAAATCCCCTGATTTATTAATTACAGTACCACTTACAACAGGTGTTACTTGGGTTGCTAAAATGCCATCTATTATTATAGGGAGGCCTTTAAGTACTTCTATAAATTCCTTTAATGGGCTACTGTTTAAAAGATTATCTAAAAATGTAAATCTTTCATTTATACCCGTTAATTTTTTTTCAATAGCTTTTAATTCCTCATTTGACCTTTCTAATTTTTGTATAACTCCTTCTATAGTTCTAGTAGTTCTTTGGTAAACCCTTTCAGCTTTTTGTAAAGCCGTTGGAGAATTTGAAGCTAAATTATTTAATTCATTTTTAAATGATTCTGGGGAAGGTATATTAGAATCAAAAGTTTCTTGAGCCTTTTTTTTAGAAATGGCTAAAATTTTATCTTTAGATTCAGATAGTTGCTGAGATGCTCTATTTAACGCACTATTTACTATATTATTTATCATTTTATAAATACGTTTTTACTATCTATATCATCTAAGCGGGTTCTAATTTTAGCTAAATCTCCTAAAATAGTTTGTGCTAAACCTAAATTAACACCTGGGTTAGGACCCATTAAACCTGATGTATTAGGATATGAGATTTGAAAAAACATTTCTAAAGCTCCAATTAAATCACTTAATAGTAATTTTAATTCCCTACTTCTAACAGCGGGTATATTAACATCTTGACCATTTTCAATAGGACCTATATAAACCGTAGGGCTATTTAAAAACATATCGCCATTACCATTTACATGAAATTCACCATCAGTTTTAAATAAAAATAAGTTTTTAGATGAAAATACACTGTCATCACGGCCATTAAATACTAATCGATCGCTATCAATTAATATTTGTTTACCTACGAATTGATCTTCTTGTATAAATGTAGTAGCCATTATATTAGCATTTTATTAGATATATCAATAAATAAATCACTATTCCACCCAGGGAAAAAATCATTTCCAGTAATACCTAAAGGTTGGCGAGTGCTTAAATCGCGATTTTCATGTCCCCAGATATTATAAAATTTTATATTTCTATATTCGTATTTAGATTTAAGTCTAGATACAAACCTAGGTACATTAAATCCAGGACATGCTTTATTTGATATTTGGTTATGACCTAATATTTGAATATTAGGGTATGTTTCTACATATTTTTTTATTAATTGACCTAATCTTGTTATTTGTAATTGAGTAGCATCATAATTTTCTCGATGGCCTATCCAACTAAGGTGGATACTATTTTGATTTATTCCTAAAGCGCCATTTGTAATTATACTGTCTGGATAACAACGAGTAGCATTACCATCTCTACCAATTATCCAGTGGTAACCCCCTACATTCCAGCCGATTCTATCTTTTTCATTAAGGAAATATCTCATTAAACTTGCTGGGGTAGAAGTAGTATCAGTAGCTGTTGTGTGGATACATAAATATTTTATATTTCTATTTACAAGATTGCGATTATTCATTTCTAAATCCGGATCCGGTTGGGGGAGTTTCAAAAGACCCCCATTTTTATTTTTAAATACAGGTTCTCCCCCATCTTCCCATCTATATTGGGCATCTATATTAATTTGTTTATAATCGGTTTCTGATGGGATTTCATCAGGATTTAGATTTTCCTCCCCAATTATAACAAATGGTTGATTTTCAGCCTCAGGGATTGCAAATTCAGTACCTGATATTTCAATTAATTCTTCTTCATATTTTAATAGTTCTTCTCTAACCGACTCATCTAATGCATCAAATACAGGATCTCCAGAACTAGTAATAGGAGCAGGTTCTTGTAATGTAGAAGTTTCTACTTGGGGTCCATCAAAATTAAATTGTATTGGTTGAGTATTTAATTCAGCCTCAGGTAATGCCCGAGGAACTATTACTGAGGGTGATGCACTAAGTTCTTCTAGAGGTTGCTTAAGAGGTTCATAAGTCGAATTTAAAGAATCAACATTAGTAGAAGTAGCATCTATATTAATACTTTGGTTTGAAAGCATATAAATAGAAGCAGCGTCCTTAGTTACATTTTCATTTTCACCACTTCCTAAACTTAATATCATGGCTGGATCTCCTACACTTGGGTTACCATCATCAGGGGTATCAGTTACATTATTACTAACAGCATTTATACCATTAGGTCCTGTAGTTGTCATTCGTATTCTTTGTCCTGATTTTCCCTCTTGTATTGAGTCACCCTCTGTGGGTCTTAAAGGACGTAATTCAGGATTTTCTTGGAAATAAGTACCTAGTTTTATAGCTACTTGATTATTATCTTCAGAATCATCTAATCTAAAAATATAAGTTCCTTCAGCATTTTGAAACAATCTATATTTAGGGGCCCTTGTATCACTAGTTCCACTAGTATATCCTAACCCTCTTAAATAATCATTTAATTGACTTCGTGCTATTTCCCTATCTACAGACCTAAATTCTTTTTTAAAACTAAAAGCTTGTACATTAGATTCTTTTTTAGGGGATCTTTTTTTAGTTCTTTTTTCGGTAGGAAGAGCATTTGAAGTAGTATTATTATGGATATTTACCGCAGGACTATAATATAAAACTTTGTTATTTAAATTACCCTCTAGATCAGAATATATATCATTACCTGTAGATTCTGTAATTTGAACAATTTCACCTATATTAGGGTAAGTAAAGCTATTTCTATTTATGGGTTTAGCACTAGGTAATGATGTAGGGTCTATGAATTCCTCATCATTTTTCACATCAGTAAAAAATATTAAGCCTATATCATCAGGACTATTATAAGCCTGATGGTCTGGGGATAATATTATATCAGCTACTCTTTTACTTAAAGACTGATTTTTAGTACCCCCTATCCCCCCTAATGCCGCTCCTTGGTTTTTATTCCTTCTTAGACTCATCTTTTGCTACTTCTTCAGCTATTTGTTGAAGTTGTTTTAACTCTTCATCAGTAAGTAATGAATCACCCCCACCTGATGAGGTATTATTTTGGAGTCTTTGAATAACAGCCATCATTTTAATTAAGTGTTCATCATTTTTAACACTTACTTCTAAATATTCCTTAATTAAAGGAACTACTACAGGGGCATCCCCTATATTTTGTATTAAAGGTTTTAGTTCAGAAATTAAAGAATTAATTTGTTTATCCTTTTTTTTACTGTTACTATATATTTCCTTAAATACGTCTGATGATGTTTTACCGTCAAATATTACTGTATCAAGTGGATTACTCATGATTATAAATATATCCGGTTTCAAGGTATTCGGAATAACATTTATTAAATGTTGTTCTCATTTTTTTTACTACCTTAGTTATAATGGGGGTTTCTTCTTTAGTAATTTCCCTTATAAAAATATAAATAGCTTTTTTGTTAAAAATTTCTAAATTTTCTCTATTCCTAAATATGGTAAGAACAGCATCTGCTACTTTTATTTCAGCTTCTTTTTTAAACATTTTATGGATACGTTTATCCATATACTTAATGTATAAGTCTAAAAATTCAACTTTTTCACTACGAACTTCTTTTCTATCAAATTCGTTTAATATATTGTCATCAGTATCTACGTCTGATAAATCTGCTTTAGCTTTTTTCTTAGCGTAATTTTTATTATTATAAAGAATAAGATAGTTTTTACCTACTATGCTAAAATATGAAAAAGCTTTACCTTTACCTGCTTTAAAATAATGGAGTTTTTCAAGTAGGAATGTGATAACCTCGTGCTTTAAATCCTCAAGGTCATCTACTTCCGTATAATAAAATTTGAAAGTATGAATAAGGTTTTCGGCTAATTTATAAAATGAATGATGAATTCGTGCATTATAAATCCGATTTCTTTCTAATTGATCTTCGCTAGCTAAATATTCTATTATAGCTGCTTCTGTATCTTCGGTAAAATATTGTCTTTTACTTTTGCGTCCTCTTTTTTTAGCCATTTAAGTTATCGGAGGCGGAATTCATTTAATGCCTCCTGTATCTTCTTAACTTCAGTAAAGAACCAACCTATTTCATCGTCTGCTATAAAGAAACCTTTATCATCAATTTGACTTAATCTACGGTCACATTGATCAATAGCTTCACTTTGTTTTACTATAAAGTCTTCTAATTCTTCGTTTTTTTTAATTAGGTTACGAATAGCAAATCCAGCTACGATTAATAGGGCTGATAATATAGTAATTATAATTTCCATTAGTCTGTAAAGAATGAATCAATAATTGACTTCGTCTTTTCGTTGAAGTTAGGATTATTTTCTACGTTTATCGCTTTAGCCTTCCTTATAGTTTTATCAGCTTTAGAGGCATTAGCGGGTTTAGATTCTTTTTGTATAAACGACTTTCCAGAACTCCACATTTGGTATTCTATTTCTTGGGCTGTTTGGATAGCCTGGTGAATTAATAGTGGGAGGTGGGTTCTAAATTTAGTTTCTTTTTGACCACTATAGAAATAAAATTTATTACTTTCATCAAATAATCCCTCTTGGTTGCGGATAGCAAGATATTCGTTATGAGAAACCTTAATACCAGCATCTTGGAGAAGGTACATTGTACGGTCATAAATTTTCATAGCAGGTACATGTTCATTAAATTTATAAACCATACCTAAATTTTTAACATGCCAGTCAGAATCGTTTTTAGTAAAATATTCATTTTCCCAATCTCCTAATTTACCTAATTGACAGAATAGGGATACAAAATTAAGTTCTTCAACTGTATATGATTCTGTTGCGTTATGGAAATCATATAATTTATGTAATTGATTAGCTATTTTATTTACGCGTACAACGTGGTCAAGATAACCACCTGGGAATGCATTATTAAACCAATCTTTAGATGATGCAGGTGCAAACATCATTCGTTCTTTTAAACACTCAGATAGTGTTTTAAGTTTTTCTAAACGTTCACCTTCAAAGTTAGATTCTAATAGTTCGTTAAACGTTTCAAAATTAACCTTTATTTGATCTGCTCCTATCATAAGAATCCTACTTGTGATTGATTATTTTCAGGAGTAATATTAATGATATTTTGGAGTTCTTCATATAACTCTTTTAAATCATTATCCATATAATGAATAGCTTCAGCATTTTTACCCCTTTTTACCATACTATGTACACGAGCTAATCCTTGATCTAAACGATCTAAGGCGATTTGTAGTTGTCTTCTATAAGCCATATTTAAAATTTTTGTGTAATATACGAAAAACTTTATCGTTTTCCAAGTTTTTTATAAAAAGAGTTACAAGTATTTAATCTTTCTATAAGAATTTTTTTATTATCCATATTAGGGTGGTGAGCTAAAAAGTCACTACTCAATAAATTCATTGAATTTAAAAAATCTATTGTCTCACCTATATAATTAAGTTCATCCCTATTTTCAATAGGGATAACATTTTTTAAGTGAGTTAATTTTTGTCTAATAGAATTTTTCCAGGCGTCGAATTTGACGTCATCGTCTAATGTATCGAAAAAACTGTTTAATGACATAATATGCGAATGTGCGATCCGTTGCGACCCTTACCCTTACCCCCCTACAGTAAGGGAAGATACAGACAAAAATCTGAAAAGCCAAATTATTTTTTAAGTCTATAACGGGGAACATCATCTGATGGACCTGTTACTCTTACTGATTTTCCTATTTGATCTATAATATTTTGCCCTTGTTGGTAATCCATACGGCCATCTTTTTGAATATATAAAATTCCATCAAAACCATAAGCGTCCATATATTCTTTTACTAATTCTTTTGCTAAATCATGCATAAATTCAACATTATCAAAATCATCCTCTGTAAAATAGGAATCTATATCAAAATAATTACCTTTAGGGTACCAATTAGAAGTTACATATATTTTACTTAATATTTGTATGACTCCTTCTTTAAATTTTTCTAGGTTAAAATTTTCATCTTTAGTGTAAAGATCATAAATTAAAGCTAATTTTATAGGCCAAGCTTTAGAAACATCGAGATATTTTATACCATCTTGAGCATTTTTATCATCCATTCCTAATTTTTGTACAAAATTATCAAATTTTCCCTTTTTTCGAGTTGTTTTCCATTCACCTCTATTATATCCTTTTGCTATAACAGCACCAGAACCGCCAGTAGCCCCTTTTAGCTCTACATTATCTTCGGATCCAATAGTTAAATCACCTCCAGTTTCTCTTTTTTTAGTATTTTTAAATAGAATAGAAAATAAAATTTCCCCAGGTCCTATATTTACATTTTTTTCATCTGAAGTACTACCCATATTCCTGTATAAAGCTGATAATTTATCCTTAGGAAGACTTTCGGGCATATCATCAGCAAAATGGTCGTTTCTAATATTTAAATCTATTGGATTCTCTATATAATCAGAAAAAGCTTTTTCTAAGTCTAGTAGTTTAAGTTCTGCTCTAAATTTACTTATATGTTTAGGTAATAAATTAGATTCTTTAGCTTTTATATCTAAGTACTTTTTAATTTTTAAATTAACTCGAGCATTTTTTAAATATTCAAAAACATCAGATATTTCTTCATCTGTAAGGTTTTTTTCTTCAGCAAATCGGGTTAAATCTTTTGCTGTAATTTTTTCTATAGGTTTACCAACACCTTTTACTATCATTTTTTCTAATTCATCATCAGAAAAAAGAGATAACTGCTGTTCAGGTAGCTCGATACCTTGTTCTTTTAGAATGGTTTTTAAAACACGAAGATCAGAGGGGCTATCCATATCTGGATAGCCCTTCTCACATCGGTATGCCCATTCGCTTAATAAAGCGTCAATATTGACCATGGGAATAGATTATTTTATATTAGCAAGCTTTTTAAAACGATCAGCAGCGTCGAAGGACTCATTAAGACCACCTTTTATTTTTTCAGCATTAAAAGTACTTTGAATAGTATCAGAAGCTTTATAATTTGGACGATCTAATTCTTCTAAATCTTCTTCTTCATCAGCTGGCTCTTCATCAGCAGGTTCTTCTTCATCACCCATATCCATTTCAGGTTCTTCTTCCATTTCTGGTTCTACTATAGGCTTAAGCATGTTATAGATTTGTCTTAGTGTATCTAAAGCATCATCTTCTTCTGCTGGTTCATCAGTAGTTACTTCGATATCATCATCACCTTCATCATCACCATCTTCGTGATAAGCTTCATCGGTTTGTTCTTCATTTAGGTAAGCAGCAAGTTCTTCCTGAATGAGTTTGTTTAATTCTTCGATATTCATCTTATTTAGTTTTAAGAATTTCGTTTATTTTATTTCTAACTTCAGCCCTAATATTTTCTTTGAGCTTGATTTCTTTCATTTTATCTTCAGTAAATTTTTCACCTACTTCTTTCATCCCATTAACATCACCAGCTTCTAATTCTTTTAAGAAACTATTAAAAGTTGGTTTACGATCCATATTACGTGTGGTAACTTCATAATGTTCCATGTAAGAATAATAAGCAGGAGATTTTTCTAAGTTTTTCAAAATAGTTTCAGTAGCTTTTTCTCTTTGATCTTCCTCAGATTCTCTAAGGGAAGTACCCATTTTATCTAATTCATAGTACATGCCTTTTTTAAATTCATAAGGATTTACTCTATCTAAACGAGTTCCTTGCCCCATTGAATTATTTTGCCATCCTACTTTTCGATCTTCTTTTTTTGGAGTGTATCCGTAATATTGATTATTAGCCATTTAGGATTATTTTATTATAAATATATAAAAGTTTTAAAAATCAACGTTTCCCCCCGTGATACTCTACAGCGTGTCCTTCTTCTATTAATTGTTTATTTACATCAATTAAAGTAATACCATCCTCCCCATTTAAAGGAGAAAGAGAATCAACTAACACTGTAGCTAATGCTCTGCCATATTTACCAACTCCAGAAACTTTTAAAACACATTCATTATTATTGTATTCTAAAATTTCTATTAATCTAGCTTTAGCCGCTAACCCACGTTTCTTTTCTTCTTTATCTCTAGTTCTAGATTCAGGTGTATTAATACCTTCCATTCGAACTCTCATTTTTTTCCAAACACTAAATCCTAAATCAATAATAACATCTATAGTGTCACCATCAACTACTCTGTCTACTTTTGCGTTGTATTCGTACATTACTTAGCAAATTTTTCTAAACCCGCTATACCAAAGCTGCCTAGCGTTACAAATACAAATGAATTATAAATTGCTTCATTAATTACTAAGTCTTTTCCTACATAACCTGTTGCTAAATCTACTATTGCAAATACCACCATAACAGCAAAGGATGCAAATCCAACTACTGATTTTTCATTAATATCGTTCTCGTCTTTAAAAATTTCTTTAAATGCCATGATTATATTGTTTTAAATTATTCTATAATTAAAACCAACTGAAAAATCATGCCATACGCGATTCCAGTACTTATGGTATTTTCCTTCTGAGAAAAGACCTAATCTTTTATTTACTTGCCACCCTAAAATTAAACCACCTGTGTAGTCAAACCAAGTGTTACCATCAACAAAATTAGTGTATGAGTATTCGTTTTTGGCGCTTACATGAAGTGGTAATACACTTGCCCAGGAGTGAAACCAAAATGTTTTAGTATAATGGTAATAATCATATCCTAATACTAATGAATGGTTCCACTGATAGGGAAGTAATGCTCTTTCTTGATCAACATATTCACTTAATACATTAGGAAGTGCTACTGCATTCCATACTACATTATTCTCAGCAACTATATCTCCATTAGGGTTAATCCATTCACCATCAAAATTAGTACTGTACCCTTGCTCAATAGCTATATTTGTAAAATCAGCACCTGCTAACTCGGATAAAGGATCAAATCCATACGGTTCAGAAAAACGTTGTACTAAACCAATATTTAAAGAAAATTCTTTTGCTATATTATATCTGTAGCGTTGTGAGGCTTCAAAATATCTTAAATCAGCAAACCCATCTTGAACATATTCTGTTTTAATAATCCAGTGATCGTGAACATATCTTAAAAAATGTTGTTGATCAACAAATTTGCTTCCTTGTTGTCTTTTATAATCAAATTCAAATAAATACTCTAAACCTTCTACATTACCTACTGTAGCAGCATCTGAAACAGATGTTTCAGTACCATTATAAAATACATTTTTTCTATTTTCATAATCTAAACGGGCTATTTTTCTAACTCCAAAAGCTAAAGTATAATCAAAAGGAGTAGATTTAATATTTTCTTCTAAAATACCAGTAGAGGGATTTATAGAGTAAATACTAACGTCCGCTAAAGAGTTATTACCTGTTACCGCAGTATAAAAAGTAGCAAATTTAAGTTGTTGTTTACCCCAATCTTTAAGTTGTTGGGCTTGTACCATAAAAGGTATACAACATAATAGAGTGATTAAAAGCTTTTTCATTGTTTAATGATTTTTTTAGTAAACCTAAGGTCATTATAAGTTAAAATCAAGTTATAAATACCCGCTTCAAATTGACTTAAATCCAATTGATTTACGTTGGTTTCTTGTAATACGGGCTGTCCTATGGAATTATAGAGGACTGCGTTTATACGCAAGTTACTTGCGATATTTATGCGATCTCTTGTGGGGTTAGGGAATACAATTATTTGAGTTTCACCAAATTCTTCTATATTAGTTACTGTGTTTTCATCACAGTAATTATATATAGTTTGACACCCATTTGCCCACTCATTATTACAACAACTTGGGCTAACATCAATTACCCAAGCAAAGCATTCACTTTCTAATTCTAATAAATTATAAGTTTCAACTACTGAATCTACACAGTTAGCATATACGGTTTCACAAGTACCATTATCTGTGTTTGCTTCTTCGTCATAATTAGCTGCTTGTGGGTCAGTACAACCATAAATAAATGGTTCACAGCTAAAGTTTTCAGTGTTAGCTTCCGGGTTATAATTAAATGCCGTTGGATCAGTACATCCTTCAATAATTTCTATACATGAACCATTATCTACGTTAGCTAACTCGTTGTAATTGAATGCTAAGGAATCAGTACAGCCATAAATTGCTTCTATACAATCAAAGTTATTTACATTAGCTAATGGATCGAAGTTAAGTGCTAATGGATCCATACATCCCTCTACTATTTCTTCACAAGTACCATTATCTACGTTTGCTAATTCATTATAATTAAACGCTGTTGGGTCCATACAACCATATATAGCATCTATACAACTACCATCTTCAACATTAGCTGATTCATTGTAATTAAGTGCTAAAGGATTAGTACAACCTTCAATTACCTCAATGCAATTATCGTTACTAACATTGGCATCAGGATTAAAATTTAACGCTGTTTCATCCATACAACCAAATACTACGGCTATACAAGATCCATTATCTGTATTTGCATTTTCATCATAGTTAAAGGCAGTTGGATCTGTACATCCAAAAATTTCAGGTACACATGAACCATCGTCTGTATTAGCTTGGGGGTTATAATTTATAGCTTCAACATCAGTACAACCTTCAACAAATGACTCACACCCAACATTTGTATTAGCTAAGGGATCATAATTAAATGCTGTTTCGTCAGTACAACCAAACACTACCTCTATACACGAACCATCTTCAGTATTAGCTAATATATTAAAGTTAAATGCTTCTGGGTCTGTACATCCTAAAATTGGAAGTATACAGCTAAAGTCTTCTGTATTGGCATCAGGATTATAATTTAATGCTTCAGGGTTAGTACAGCCCTCTTCAACAGCTATACAGGAGCCATCAGGAGTATTAGCTAAAGGATCGTAATTAAATGCTAATTCATTAAGGCAACCAAATATTTTAGGAACACATGTTCCATTATCTGTGTTAGCCTCTTCTTCAAAATTAAAAGCATCAGGATCAGTACACCCAAATACAATTAAAGTTGAACAAGAACCATCATCCAAATCAGCTTCTTCAGAGTACTCTACATATGCTGGGTTAGTACATCCTGGGAAATAAACACAGCTTTCATTATCAGAGTTAGCTTCATCATCATAGTTAACTGCTGTAGGATCAGTACACCCTTCAATAAAGGGAATACAAGTATTTCCACAGTAGGGATCTATTTCGTATCTGTACCAACCACTTTCATCAATAAAAGGAATTATATTAAAGAAAGGAACATCAATAATAACTTCACCATCAGGATTAGTTAAAGTAAACCCACATTGTTGAGCTGTAGTGATTGATTGTGGTGTTACAAAGAAATAAATGTAAGCAGGATTAACAGTATTTAATTCAATATTAAATGATATTTCAGTACCATCATTAGGACCCATTTGATATTGAGGTGAGTTAACACCCAATGTCCAGATACCTAACCAACTACCAAACCAACCGTCACCTACACCATCTTTAAGAGTTAAAGTAAAATCACAAACCAATAATTCATCTTCAGTATTAGCTTCTGGATTATAGTTAAATTGGGTTTCATCTAAGCAACCATAGATTTTTTGAGTTAAGCAACTACCATCATCGATATTAGCTTCAGGATTATATTCTACATAATTAAAATCAGTACATCCTTCTACTCCTGCTACTCCACTACATTCTGATGGAATAAATTGATCTGATACTGTATCATATCCAAAATTACCATCAGCAAATTCATTTTGTAAATTATATAATTCTTCTCCTTGACAATCAAATATTTGTACGTTACCTATTACTGTACCACCAAAACAAGAGCCACATAAACCATCTCCGTAAGTATCAAATATTACAAGGTCATACGTAACTCCTGAAGGTACACATAATACAGTAGAAATAGGAATTCCGGGAGGTGAACCACCATACTCCCCCGGATTTACAGCTGCTACTTCTCCAAAATCATCAAATAATTTCCAACTAGTTTCTCCACCAAAATTGTCAGGTGTTACTACTATTTCAATAAAGGTTTCACCGGGGGCACATTCTGTAGTTTGGGAGATACAGGATCCATCATCAAAATTAGCCCATGGGTTCCAGTTAAGAGCACTAAAATCAGTACATCCAGGAATTGCACCACAAGGTAAACATGATTCCCAACAATAGTTGGGTAATAATTGAGATTGTTGATCTTCAGTTACTGTTAATGTTCTGTTTACAAATCCATTACCATCAAATAAAAAACAAGAATTCCCATCAATACCAACAGGTAATTCTTGTATGTCCGGATTATTAAAATCGGCAAATTTCCATAAATAATTTCCTGATTGTATTGGAATTGTTACAAACCACTCATCACCTTCATCATATTCCATTGGAATAACTTGCCAACCGTTCCAATTCCCTAAAACACCCGGTGTTTCAACTTCTGGTGGGGCGTTAGCTAAATTAACTCTAAATGTTACATTTGTAGTAGGTAGTTCACAAGGTAATAAATTAAAGTCATAACTAACTGAGGGGCCATTAAAATCATAATCTTCAAATATTATACCTTCACAATTATTAGCTGATAGAAAAAAACCTTCACCCCAATCACAGCAAATACCATCATTAAAAGAATCTGTAATTGTAAAAGTATAATCTATATCTGCTTCTAAAAATATTCTTTGTTCAACAAGTGTATTAGGAGCAAGATTTCCATATGGGGGGCTAGAAATTACTAAAGTAGAATCTTGGGTTTTAGTAATTACCCAAGAAGTTTCACCTGGAAATTCATCAAGTTGGATTACAAGGTCTAAGTATGTTGGCTGAGCCAAACCTGTTAAACCAATAAGTAGTAAGAGGGAGGTTAATAAATGTTTCATTAAAATTTGCTCATTATGATTTCGTCTATGGATTCTTGCACCTCTTCACGAGTTGCTTCCATCGTCATCATAATGTTAGCCTGAAACCTCGCTACTTCCTCTCCGTCCTCTAAGACTAGAATGGTAGGTACAACAACTATTTTATAATCTTGTGGTAAACTTGGGTCAGCCATAATATCTACTGTTGCAGTAGAACAATCTGTTAGGTCATTTAACCAAGTTACTTCGTTTGCTGCGTTAAATTTTGCATTAAATTGTATAACACATATACCATCATCGCATAAGGGTGTTTTTTCTTCTTCAAAAGATGGTTTACTTGCATAAGTAGAAACAAGTAAAAATGATAAAAGTGCAACTAGATACTTCATTTTACTTTAAATCATCAATTTTTTCTTCAAGACGTATTAACTGGTCTTTAATTTCAGTTACATCTTCTTGAGTTGACATAATAGTTTGGCGGACCAATTGGTCTTTCATATCAAACTCCATTCTTGTGATTTCGGGATCAGGAGGGAGAGGTAATTCCTTCGCTTCAGCTATATCAGCTTGAAGCGTGAACCACATCCCGATTAGGGAGGCCATTGCTAACCCTATTCCTCCGAGGGTTTTTATACTTACTGTAAAACCAGTATCTTCATTTAATTCTTTAGCCATGAATAGATTACTTACATTAATTTAACAGCAACCTATTTTTTTAAAAGACGTTGATAAATATCAATCTAAATCGTCAAACCTAACATCTCCAAAATCAGCATCATAATCTGATGAATATTCTATATCAGATATTAATTCTATTAAGGAATCATATACAGATTTTAGGTCTAATTCTTCGTATTCAATTTTGTCTGTAATGACTTCTAATCGAGAAAGAATGTCTCCTGTGTCCATTTTTTATTGTTTTTTTCAGGAGTACATATTAGGGCTTCTAGAAAACCTTAATAGTATTTGAAAGGAGTAAATTATTAATTGTTTTAGCAACTAAAGATACATTATTTACATCAATATATTGGGCAGTTTTTCCATATATTTTACTAAAAATATCTTTAGACTTATGGGTTTTATCCCAAGTATCATGAATAAAATAACTTAAAACCCCAACATTATCTTTTTGGTATTCCTTAATTACTTTAGTAGCATGATTTATAGCAGTACTAAAGTTATAGTCCGCTCTACTTATATTAGGCAATCCATCTGATATATTTAGTAGATATACTTCTTGGTGGTATGATGGTTTAGGAAGGGTTTTTCTGATTTCATCTAAACATATACCCTCAGGGGTCATCCCACACGTTATTAGTTTTTTAAATTTATTTAAATGTTTAATAGAGTGTATTCTAGAATCAAAAGCATACCCTAATAAGGGGATTTGATCTGTTCTATTTTTAGTAGCATCAATAGTTCCTCTTAAAGAAATCTCAACATCAAAATTTTGTAAATTACAAGCAGCATATGCTACGGCAATTGCTGTTTGGATAGTTTTGGATAATTTTTCCCCCCTCATACTACCACTTAAATCAAGTGAAATGTGAATAAAAACATTTTTATAAGCTTCTTTTTCTATTCTTGAAAAAATATGTTCACTAAAGGGGGCTGAAAATAGTTTTTTACTATTTAATTTTCCTTTCTTTTGATTTTCAAAAATATCATTTTTAACAGTATTTCTAACTTTAAGTCTTGAAAGAAGAGATTTTCCTATAGATAATCCTTTACTAACATCATCACTATGGTGATCAAAAGTTGAAGTAAAATACTCTTCCCATTGTCTAGTAATAATAGTAGGAATAAAAGAATTTTTATTTACTTCATAAGCCTTAATTTGGGTATCTGAAGTTGCTAATTTATTAACTTGTTCTTTTACTTTTTTATGGACACGCTTTTTACGATATTGTGAGTTAATAAAGTTTTTCTGACGATCTACATGATCTCTAGTCTTATATTCTTGGTTAGTTAATTGTTGATCTTCACCTTCCTCTTCTTCCTCTTCTTGAATATAAGGTTTAATTATATTATAAATTTCAGCAGCTACCCTTACAGAATCTTGAGTACTTTCTAATTCCCTGATTTTACTATAGGTAAGTAAATCACGTACCTCTTTTAAGCCAGGTAAGGCATTGAGGTCTGAGTGACGGTTAAATATATTAATTATTCTAAAGAAATATGCGTCCCAAGATGGTGTTTTAAATACATTATTCTGAAGATTTTCATCTACTATAGAATTATAAAATGATTTACGATAAAGTTGTTCATAATAAAATTGATATCCGGGTGCTGTTGAATATACAAAATTATCTATGCGTTTATCTTCAACAAAATTAATTAAAGTAAACACATTATCATAGTCTTCTTCAGGTATATTATATGTTCTTTTTAATACTGTTTCTTTTTCTTTATTAAGATAACCAAAATCTGTTAATAAAACATGGGATGCTTCATGAAGAGCTAATCCTACTGTAGAATCTATTGTATCCTCCTTAATATTAGCTGCTATGTAAACCGTTTTACCATCAGTCATTGAATCACCTGATGTTGCATATTCTACGGGAATATCTTTTCCTGTTAAGATTTTTACAAAGTTTGTAATTCCTCTTTGGACTTGGGCTAAAAAGAGTGGATCCTCATCATCAAAGTGACGAAGATCCATCCAATACGCTGCTCCTTTATTCATAAAATTTCGTCTTTACAACGAAAGATACGAAAAATTAGTCTCTATCCCAAATTTTATATTGGGTTTTTCCGTTAATTTTTTCAGCTATTTTAATCTTTTTTTCATTTTCTCGACCTTTAGCAATAGCTACATGTACCCAATTTGGGTTATCTTCAGTACCAAATTCCCAAATTAATTCTGAAAACGGTAAATTTTCTTTAATAAAGTAAAAAACATCAGCATTACTAACTCCTTTATTCCTTCCATCTTGATCTAAATCAAGTGCCATTCCATATGAATGAAAACTACGAGGTGATCCTCCTATAGCTTCATTCAAAGCAGGACTTCTGTACCCACTAGAAATATAAATAGGTACACCAAAATGGTCTCTAATAGGTTGAAATACTTGTTCTGCTAAATATTTTAAATTAGCTAAATGTGTTTCGTTTGGGTTATTATCTATACCTCTACGTTCAGCAGTGTTAGATTTAATAACTTCGTTGAGTGATAAATTTTTACTTAACTTCATATTTTAAAGCGTTTGATATTATAGGAAATTCCTTAATAAATATACGCTTTATTTCCTGAGCAACTAATTGGATTTCTTTTTGTGCATGTCCGTCATCTCTTAATTCAAGAAAATGAATCCAAGAACGTATAGAACCTGTCATATGAATTTTAGTAGTTGTAGCTAAAGGAAGGACCATACGAGCTTGTTCACGAGCAACACCTGCTTCTAAAAGTTGATTATAAAGTTTATGAGCATTATTTAAAAAACTACCCACCATATCACTAGCAAGCAATGATCCACCTTCAACCACAATTTTAGGATCAATTACTTCGACCGAACTTTGTCTGTTATCTTCACATTGTGACCGTAATTCAATGGGTTCGAATATATCTCCCAAACGATTAACATCTTGATATCGTTGACTAAACTCTTGAAAAGAGAATGAACGGTGACGGATGAGCTGGATACCGATGGCTTTGGAAGTTTCATTT